TTTGCATCAGTCATTCCAAATAACTTGGACTTGGCAAACGCCTCTGCTAATTTAACTTTCTCGTCAAACGGGATTATGTTGGACATGATTTTTTCCTTTAGTTAGGTTGTAATGCGTAATATTGCGTTTTGATGCCTCAATTTGTGAAGGCTTCATCTTTGTTAATCCAGTCTTAAATGCGTGCTGCTTATTTTCGGATGGCGTTACCCATTCAAGATTGCTAACCCAATTATTTAATTTATCCCCATCTTTATGATTCACATGAAGTCTTTTTTCGTCTTGCAAAAGATAAACTTGTGCAACCAGGCGATGAACATAAAACTTTTTAGTCTTACCTTCTTTAGATAAAACAACTTGAAAATACCCGTTTCTTGTTTTGCAAGGTTTTAAATACCTTCCTTCATGTATTTTATTGGGATAAGACCATATCAAACCTTGAACAGTTACAGCATACAAATATTCATATTCTGGAATATCACGCATGAATAATCTCCGAAAGTGTGTAAATAGTGTCAATGACTGAACTTACAGCCATGATCCAAACTGCTATATCAATATTGCTCATTTGACTAAGAACCTCCGAGAACCTGGCTGTTCTACGACAAACTGCTCGTAGATGTCAGGCATAGCACTCTGAAACAGTGATGCTGAGAACTTCTTAGAGCTTTTAGAGGACTTCCAAGAAACTAATGTCTGTCCATCCACTGTTCTAATCTCTTGGCACTCTCCCATAAGATTACGGACAGCCACTTCAATCTGCTCCTCAGTAGCCTCAAGGTGTTTAATCTGATTTTTGACATCCCGTAACTGAGCGACAGCCAACTCAACTTGCTGTGTAGCCGTAACCACCGCAGTAGAGGATGACGGGTAAATGATCTTAGTTTGCTCAATGGTTTCTGCTGGCGGAAGCGTACCCGCTTGGCAATGACCCCAAACTGTAGCCATTTTCTTAATGAGGTCATCTTTTTCCTGATCTGAAATAAAGAACTCGAATGTATGAAACTCTTGACCACCAAATAAAACAGCCAAAAAGATCCGATTAACATTGTGGCAAGCAGCTTCGTGGACAAGTTGTGCGTAATCAGCATCAGGAATCCGATTGGTATCGGGATCAAACTTAGAACGAACTGCTGCGTTGTAGTTTTTAGCTTCAACAAGCACGCCACCATCAGCACTAATGAAATCAAAATGAGATTTAAACCAAGTATGCTTTGAATGGGTAATCGAATAATCAGCATCTTTTAACTCCATCTTTAAACGATCTTGAGCCAGCTTTCCAATCAAGGGTTGCATAACATGACCCATCTGTACCGCTTCCACGCCTGAGAGGTCTTTTAAATCTTTCTTACCTTGCTTCTCTAGGATCACATCTACCATCTTGCCATTAGCGACCTTACGACTGTCACCTGACCAGATAGCTGACCTTCTTACTTCAGGCGCAAAATCTGCTTGATCGTTCATACCACCTCCATAATGGTTTTAACAATCTCTTTCCAACTGTCGATCTCATCTTCCAGATCTTCTAACTCTTGACCTAACTTGCCTGTTTTGTTTTGCTCTTGCTTTAACTCATCTAGCATCTGAGCTATGAGGTCATCTTGCCTTGCGACTAGGTTTTTAAGACGATCCACCTCTTTTTTGGTGTAAGCATCATTGATCTTCTTATCAACTGCCTTTACTGGGAAAGGTGTCTTAGGTTTGTTTTTACTGCCGATTGTGCGTGCCATGCTTATCTCCCAAATGGAATAGCGGATAGATCGTCAAGATCTTCTGTTTCAACAAAAGCAAACCACTTCGCATCTTCCCCGCATCCGCTTATGGGCAAGTTACGGCTGTTGTCTGCTGTCATTTTCTTTTGAAGTCCCGTCACCATATCGTGAGGGCGTTGGGGTGACAAGCACTGTAAAGTGTCTTGGTCTAGGTGTTTGCAGTTAACGCAATATTCCATGATTATTCCTTATTAAATAGTTAGGGTTTCAGTTACTACAGATAGAACATTACTACATTACTACGATTAGTGCAATTTATTTGTTAGGTGTTGTTTTTTCCTCCTTTTCTGTTATGACATCGCCTTGGGGATTGATGTAATAAGGCGTGCCAGTTTCCGTTGCTCTAATCCATTCTCTATACTGGGCTGCTTGGTTCATCTCTTGCCATTTCTGCGCATCTTTATCTGCTTTATTCATATTAGCTCCATGCTTGGTTGTTGTAATCGCTCATCTTGTAATTTCTTGTAATCAGGGTTTAACTCGCATCCTAAATACTTTCTGCCTAATGCTTGTGCTACTACTCCAGTTGTGCCACTACCCATAAATGGATCAAAAACAATATCCCCTACTTTGCTACCCGCTAAAATCATAGGCTCTATCAATTTTGTTGAAAAGGTAGCAAAATGTGCGCCTTTGTAAGATGATGTGTTCACTGTCCATACAGAACGCTTATTAGCCATTTCATAGCTTTTAGTTAATCCTGTATGGGGATTTAATCCTGTACCTTCATTGTGATACTTGCCTTCTGATCTGTCCCTTGTTCCCCAATCTTCTTTTACGGGTTCTTTAATGGCTTCGTGATTAAAGTAATATCGTTGTTTTTTAGTTAACAAAAAAATGTACTCGTGACTTTTAGTGCATCTATCCCTGACTGATTCAGGCATAGGGTTAGGTTTATGCCAAATGATGTCCTGCCTTAAATTCCACCCAAAATCTTGTAATGCTATGGCTACTCTCCAAGGTATTCCCAATAGGTTTTTAGGTCTAAATCCCTCTACTTTCCAAGTGCTAAACACCTCACCCGTAATAGATCCCTTATTACCTTGTTGAATACCGCCTTCTTCACCTCCCCCTCTACCCCCTGCTGAATAGCTATCTCCAAGGTTTAACCATAAAGTGCCATCATCTTCTAATATGTCCCAAACATGACTAAACACCTCTACCATATTGGCTACATATTGTTGTGGAGTTTCCTCTAATCCTAATTGTTTATCCTCTCTTATAGCTCCGCACTTAGGGCATATTGATTTATAAATAGCATCTCCAACAGTCAAATCTTTATTGGCATGACCTGTAATAGTCTTATCTGAGTATTTACTATCTCTTTTATGAGAGCAGGTGCTATCACCTCCCACCCATGTACCTGTGCCGTAATCCCTTAAACCATAGTAAGGTGGACTGGTAATACAGGTCTGCACTTTGACACCCTCTGAAGCCCATCGCTTCATTGTGGTTCTACAATCCCCAAATTCTATTTTATTCATTTTGTTGCACTCCTTTAAAAAGTATGATCTAATCCGATTAAGTTTGTTTTAGTGGTGGTTTTGTGGCTGTCATCGGCTGGTTACCTTTGACAATTCAAAGCCTCCTGTACAAAATCACCTCTAAAGCAAACTACACGGGGGCATTACCCACCCCTCCCGCTTGGTGTAGCGCCATAGGGAATAAACAAGGCAGCTTGTATCTGGAGGACCTTTACAGGATCGCACCTCTTTAGTTAAGTGCCAAAGATAAACGATAGCTACTCTCAATTTTGAGATTGACCGCCCTAAGCGGGTTAGGTGCTTATTCTCTCGGGGTTCATGGGGTTTTGGGGTTCTCACAATGCTAAGAGTAACCAAACCATTAGCAAACCACCGACAACGCTAAAACAGTCAATTAACTGATCTTTACTTATCAGCCCTTGCGCACGCATGGGGAAAGATTTTCTCTTTATAAAGATTAGGCGCTCTTTTGAATAAATATCAATATTTCTCATAAATACCTCGAAAATTAGTTAGGTTAGTAAGATAAAACTATAAAATACCTTTAAAACACTTTAAAACAAGCGCCAAGGCGATAAATAAGGGTAAGTGATACCTAAGTACCACTAAACCCTTTAATCGCTCTACAGCGTGATATTTGCTTTATGACAGTATCGCCACGAATTAAACGATAACGCCTGAAACCCTTGTTTAGCAGCTCTATAGCAATATGATCTATACAGCTCATCAAGTGTAAAAAACTGGCGATTGAACTCACAATCTGCTAAACCATGTTTTTGCATCTCTTGAAGTAAGCTCATGCTGTTAGATCCTCCCCTAGAATATTCTGTTCCATAAATACAGCATATGGGTCACATTTTGGAAATTGCTCTTTAAATATCTGAATAGCATCAAATTGATTTTCTGCTAAAAATGTTTCGTATTGATAACATCCATCCAAATTTAAAAATTCGATCATGTAATTATTCATAAATCCTCCGATTAGTTAGGTTTTGACTGTCTAATGACAATCCAGTAAGCGCCTATCACTAAGCGCTTACTAGGTATCACTGTTTAAGCTGCTGCTTGGTTAGTCAGTGCATCTAGATTGTTTATATAATCGGCTGCCTTTTGTGCCAGTGCTGCAGCGTTAAATATTGCTTTATTGTCATTCTTAAGGCATTGCAACCAATTGCCGATGTAGTCAGCGTGCTGTAGCTCCCCTTCAATACCATAATCAGCGCATAAAAATGCCGCTCCCATTTCCGCTACTAATTCCTCAAAAGCGTAAGCACTATCAGCAAACCGTTTTCCCTTAGTACGATCTAAACGATGCTCAGCGCCTGACCAGTGAGTTAACTCATGCAATACAGTGGCATAGTAATGGCTCTCGCTCAAAAATGTAGAGCGCTCTGGAATAGTAATACTGTCACTAGATGGTCTATAAAATGCCCTACCTCCCCCATGCGAGATCTGAGCGCCAGTCTTAATAATGCGATCATCTAAGGCGGGTACTGGATTAAAGGTAGAGATAATAGGATCAGGCTTGCTGATCTCTAAACCGTCAATTTGATCTGAATTGAAAACATAGTAAGACTTAAGCAAGGCATAAGTAGAATTCTCAGGGTTAGGATCAGTTGGTTTAATCTCAGTCTTATTGATCTGAGAATAAAATACTACTTGCGTCCCCTTCTCACCCTTGCGTACATTCCCGCCCATTGCCTCCCATTGCTTGAATGATCCCCAAATAGGTGAGCTATATCCACTCATACCTAGGATTAAACGGTTTACGCCTGAATATTCTTTTTTAGATACGATATTGCGATCCGCTCCGCCAGCTTGACCAGATTTCCAAGGCTTGATCCAAGGTGCTATTCCTGCCTCAAGTTGAGAGATGATTTTATTAGTAACGCTGTCATATACGCTGATACGGTTTACTTGTGCTGTAGTCATGGTAGATCCTCTTAGTAGTTAGGTTGTAATACATCTATGATAATAATGATAATAATGGTAATAACCTAATGATATTTTTCTATCGTTGTTTAATTTCCAATAGTCTGATACTATGGCGCATAGTCTATCTTCTATAATCTATAGGTCTATAGTCTATTTTCTATACTTCATAGGATTCTATAGTTTCTATATATATAGTAATTATGTAAGTTAGTAACTAGATATATAGATAAGAGATTGGGTATGCCGAAGCCTGGAAAGGTAATCAACTCCCCGCACTCTGTCCCCTTTAATATTTCATATGGGGTTGCGTAGCTTAACCATTACCACAGATAGATTGCATAGTATGGCTAGTCTAATTGGGATCGGGATAGATTAAACGATTGCACGCTTACTGTTTGCCCTTTGAGTTGGGCATGAGTACGGTGAGGTGTGCACCCCCTTCCGAGTCCACCCCAAAAAAAATTACAGTTTATTGAGCGTTGTTGTGTTGTCGGTTAAGTTCACGATCTGGTCTGAACAATAGAACTTACGACTTAACACCTTATCTTTATTGAAGATATTGAAGGTTGTCCACATTGGACCTGTGGCTACACCTTCTATGTGTTTACAGCCATTGGACAGAACTCCGATGTCAGTGACCGTAAAATGGTGTTCTAAAGTGCATGGAACAAGCCCTGTAGGGTAGGTTGTAATGACTTTATAGCCCTCATTTGCTAAATCCCGTACCCGTTTGTTAAAGAACTCTGGGGTGTAATCCCGAAGCTGGTTGCTTTGAGGGGGAGAATTGATGATGAGGTAATCAAATTCATACCGAGAGAAGCGCATCAATGCGGGGTAATCGAACAATAGATCCTCCCTGCAAGCTATAGGGGAGGCTATTTCCAATATGTTGGAAATATGGTCAAACCATTCCAGATGAAAGTTAACCCAATCATGCTGTAGGGGATGGTTGTAAAAGTAGTTATCTCTACCAATCCAAGCGTTTACTGCGCCAGGCGGAATACTT